TGATGCACTAGCGCTCAAACCGGCGGTGGCGCCAGAAGATGCTGTGCTGTTAGTTGGGACAGCTTCGGAAAGGAACTCACGCTCCTCACGAATTGCTTTTTCTTGGTTCTCCAGGAGAACTGCGGTAACCATTCTCTTGTGTGCATCTTGGATGCCACCGAGCCCCTCGTGGTTGAGGATTGGTGCCCACTTCTCCTGCAGAGCTTCGGCATTGAAACCTTGCATTTGAATTTTACCTCTAAAAGTTTTTAGTTTGATTTATAATTTAAAGAATCACTTTTTAGCGACTCTAGTCAGAGTATTGAGATATGACTCCATAATTCCAGACATTTGGACTGGAGCTGTGGCGTCTGCGCTCTCGGAGATGTTCTCTGACTGGTCTCTTTGAGCACCGGCATTCTCTGGGAAGTAAGACTTACGCAGAGTTACCAGTTTCTCACGATAGGTATCTTCACTATCAAACTCAACATTTTCGGCAAGAGAAGCGAGTTTTTCCTTCTGTGAAAGTGCTAGACCTTCGCAGACCTCGGAGAAGATCGTGTCAGCGACCGACTCGGCTAATCTTTGATTGAGAGCAATATTTTTATTAATCTGCTCGTTGAGTTTATCTTCCATCTCATCAAGTTTTTCTACCATACTATTAAGTACATCATATTTCTCTTCAGGAACAGTTACATAATGTTCTTCAAAAAGACTCTTCATTCCGGTGAGGAATGATTCAGTCATTTCAGTCTTGAGTCCTGATTCGACTGCGAGTTGATTTTCCTTAATCCACTCTTCAGCAACATACTCAAGATAAGCATCAACTCTATCAGTCAGTTCTTCCTTAATGGTTGCAACTTCTTCTTCGAGTGATGTTTCGTATTGTGCTTTCAGTTCTTCCTGAACTTCAGCAACCTTTGCCTTGATAGCAGTTTCAAAAATGGTGCGTGCCTTTTCTTGGAAATCTTCAGAGAGTTCTTCGCCAGCAAGAAGTGCCTCAACATCTTCTTCGACGTTATACTCTGAAACTACTTCCTCTTCAGTGGTTTCCTCTTCGGAAACGACTTCTTCTTCAGCAACGATTTCTTCTTCGGTTGTTTCCTCTTCAGAAATCTCTTCGCCTTCAGTTTCAGCTTCAGCTTCCTCTGCCTTCATACCCTTAGGCATGGGTTCGGCAGGCTTGGCACCCCTGTTCACAATGTCTTTGACAGTTGCGATTTTGGGTTCTGAGAGTTTGGCAGAGTCGTCGTCTACCTTATAGTTTTCTGGAGTAGGACCGCCGAGATCTTCGTAAGTGCCAGTTTGTCCAGGTGTCGAAACACCAGAAGCATTGCTTCCCGACTTTGGCATTGGCTCAGCTGATGCAGCTCCTTTCGTTACTACGTTTTCCATTTCTTGTAAATTGCTACCAACGGACATTTGATTATTAGATTTGTATTAATCTATATTTATTTATAAATTAAAGATTTGATAGGAAATCACCCCATAACTGGAGTTTATGTTCCTCAAGTCTTTTTTGATCTACGAGAGTATTAATTCTTCTCTTAGTAGTTTCTGCGAGTTGTTCGCGAAGAATTCCTCCTTCCCAAACCCACTCTTTTCCTTCCATGATTCCTTGAACAAAAGCATCGGGTGCGGAAGGATCGGCGACGATATCAGCAGCAGTTGCTAACATGAAGTCTTCACCAACAACTTTATGTCCTTCGTTGGTAGTTCTCAATGAACCAACACCACGAGAAGAAACTCCAAGTTTCACACCTTCATCAAGAAGTGAAGATGCAATCTTACCCATTGGGGTATTAAGGATTTGTGCCTTTCCTTTAAAATTAGTTCCCTCTCTAACAAGAGAAGTAATTTTGTGAGAGACTCTATCAAGGTTTACGGTTGGACCGTCTGGGTGTCCAAGTTCACCAAGTGCTCTACCTTCTTTTACGAAAGTATTGGTATATCTATCAACCTCACGAGAAAGAGTTTCCATTGGATAAACTCTTCCATTACGGTTCTTGAGATCTCCCTGAAGGAAAACACCTTCAATGTACAATTTTTTATTGGCACCTTTTCCTTCGGTGACAATTTGTACGTTTGAAATTTCTTCTGTGATTAGTTTCATTTGATTACCCAGTGAATCCTACTTTTGCACCCAATACACCAGCTCCACTAGCAAAAACAGTATGAGATGCTACTTTTTCAAGTAATTCTGTGGTTCCAGATGGCATTGTGAATGAACCAATTCCAGTTCCACCTTGTGTTTCTTGAACAGTAATAACTCTGGCAGCGGCATTGGTATTTACCAATCTAACAACGGTGGCTTCAGTAAAACTGACACCTGCTCCCGCTGAAGTTGGCACTACTACTTCATCAGCTTTTAATAATAGTCTCGCCATTATTCTTGATCCTCTGACTGTTGTTCGTCGCCAAACATCGATAATCCTATACTTGGACGAATAGCATCAATTTTTTCTGCTGTCCTTGCATAAAGAGTATCTTTAATTTTGTCACTAATTTCTGACGCGGAAGCATCAGCACCAATCATGTTTACAAGTTCTTCCATGAAAATTTATAATGTGTATATTGTCTATTTATATCTCAGCAGCTTTACCGTCAGCATCAGTAATGCCACCATCAATTTCTGGTTCCATAGGAACATCTCCCATCATGCCCATTTCTCCTCCAGGGAGTGGTTCTCCAGTAACAGGATCTACTGCATTAGGATCTGGAATGATTCCATCTTTGATTTCTTGTTCAATTTGCTCATCAATTTCAATCATCTCGGCATCAGTCTGTCTCAAAACTTTTCTACGAACATATTCCGTAGAATAATACTTACCAATGTATGGTTCGATAGTTGCAAGAACACCAAGTCTCTCATTTAACATTTCAGTTTCTTTGAGTTCTGCAAACTGATTGTCATACAAGAAATCATATTGAATATGTTCAGAAAGAGTATCCCAATCTTCAACTGATACGATGTTTTTCAAAATGAGTTGAGTCTTCAGCATATCGTTAAACATCTGAGCAAATCTTTTTCTCAAACGTCCAACAAACTTAGAAAACTTAAGTTCATCTCTCAAAATCTCAGAAGAACGTCCAAGATTAAAACCACCATCGGCGGCGATTCTTGACTCAGGAACACCAAGTGCTCTGTAAAGTTTCTTCTGGAAATATTCAATATCAGCAAGTTCACCTAGATTCTGACCACCAGGTAAAGTGGTAATCTCAGTTCCACGTCCACCTTCTCTTCTAGGAAGCCAGAAGTCTTCCATCATACTCATGAACTTTTTATCATCACGAACTTCACCTGTATTGGCATCATATACCAACTTGTTACGATAACGCATCATAACATCACGAAGATATTGTTCTGCTTTTACCTTTGGAAGGTTGCCAACATCAATATAAAAAATTCTACGCTCAGGTGCTCTGGATAATCTGTAGATAACCAGAGAGTCTTCAATCATACGAAGTTGATTGAGTGCTTTAATTGCCTTGTGGAGATATGAAAGAACTGTTCCTTTATTTCTATCAATTAATCCAGAGGTGCAATAGGTGATTGCATCTTTTGCAATTTTAGTTCCTTTTGTTCCGCCACCACCAGAATAAATGCCTGTGGGATAATTGGGTTTTGGTGTATAGACAAAATATTCTTCTATTTCTGGAGCGACAGAATTATTTTCATTATCTCTACCAGTTATACTTGTAGGATTGACTAAAACGTTGTTCTTATTTTTCTTTTTCTCTTGACGAACGAACCGCATCTTCATGGGATCGATATACCTCAGTTCTTTAATCCCTTCCTGAGGGTTTTTGAGATCAATTACTTTATGATAATAAAGTCTACCATCAACATACCAATTTCTAAAAATTTCATGAGCCTTTCTATCAAAATCGAGAAGCTCTTTGATATACTTGAATTCTTTTCTGATTGCTTTCTTCAGATTATCGGTTGCATTGAGATTCGATAATTCAATCTCAATTGGAGAATCATAAAGATCGCTTACAATTGCTTCATTAACAACGTCTTCGATAGCACCATCCGCCTCTGGATGCAATGCCATTTCACGATATCTTTTTAGCAAATCAAATTCTGTTCTGTAGACACCTTCAATGTCTACATAGGAACCATAAAATCCACTAGCAATATAGTTGTCAACCCCGTCCTCATTATTTTGAGGAACGGGGGAAACTATACTCTTGGATTTTTTTTCTGTATCTTCAATCGAAAAACCAAAAAGTTTTGCCATTATGACTTTAACTAGACTGTTATATCAACTATTTAGGTGATGTCTGCACCGCCAGCTTCAGGAGATGTGCCTCTCTGAGCTTCCCACCACTGAACTTGAAGTTCAACAGTGAATTCTTCAATGGTGTCAGTTGTCTCATAATTTAAATCAATTGTCGAAATGTTGGTTGGGAAAGTATCATAGAAATGATACGATCTGAGAATTCCACCATCACGAGCAAGTTGATAGACATAAGCATCTGCTTGATACTCTTCTGGATCTGTCAATCCAGTACCATCATTGACTTTATTGATTGTATTCATCCATTGCTCAAATGCTGAGCGAATGGAGAAATCAGTGTCGTTAATGACAGTGATTGTCCAAGTTTCAAATGTTCTGTCTCCAGCAATCTTAAGAATACGTCCTCTGAATGGAACATCAATTGGAGCAACAGTTGAAGCTGGTAGTGCTGCTGCTTTTACAAGAAATCTTGCTTTTTGGAGGACATCGTTATCGATACCCACAGCAGATGGAAACGCTAATTCAACTTCAAATAGGTTGTTTCTTGCGCCACCACCAGTTAACTTACTCTTAAAGTCGGTGATTTTTCTGAGCGGAATGTTATTCCTTTGTTGACGACTAGGCATTTTTCTTTAAACCTCTAATTAAACGTTACCGATTACTTCTTCAAATGAAACGCCAGTTCTGGTGGCAACAAACGTAAGACCGATGAAGTTGATTGATCTTGCGGGTTTAATGAAGATGTCTGCTACGAACTCATTGTTGTCAATGATAGCAGCAGTGTTATTTGTCTCATCACAAATAACAACATAATCGAAGATTCCACGCTTTGCTTGAACATCGCGGAGGAATGGTTCAACAATGTTCACAAAGTTCGTTCTTGTAATTTCATCATTGAACTCAAAGAGTTGATCTTTCGCAGCAGCGGAGATTGCATCTTCAAGGTAGATGAACAGACGACGAACGTTGATTCTATCGAATGCAGAAGACTTGGCAAATCCAGTCTTGTCACCAAAGAGAATAATGCCAGAACCAGGAGAAAGAACTACTGGGTTGACTCTATTCGAATAAAGTCTGTCTCTTTGCGTCTTGCTAGGATTATAAGCAAGTTTTACAGCATTGAGAATTCCACCTCTTGATGTTCCCGCTGGGGAGAACCAAGGGAAGTTATTAATATCATTTCTGGCACAAAGTCCAGCAATGTCACCATTCAAAGGAACATATCTGAAGGTATTTGCAAACCTATCAAACATGTACTTATATCCAGTATCGAAGATACCGTAAGTGGATGATGTAACTGGAGCAAAGAAACTGATTACATTATCAGTAATGTCCGCATCAGAGTTGATGTTGACTGCTGCCTGATCCGATGTATCGGTGAGTGCAGCAGCTCTATATGGAGAGATGAAAGCAAGTGAATCCTGTCTCAGTTCGCAAACTGCAATCAGTTTGTTAGCAAGTGCTTGTGCATCTGACTTAGAGTGTTGTGCCGAACCCATCAGCAGGAAATCTACTTCAAAGTTTTCCTTGTTTGAGAACAAGTCATAACCAGAAACGAGTCCAGATAAACCAGCACTCAAAGCACCAGAGGCAGTAATATCAGTTGTTCCGTCGTAGTTTTCACCACTTGCAAGAGAAAGGTTTTGATTACCAGTAGCGGCAAAGGTAATTCCTTGTGCATCTTGATCCCAACCTACATCACTTTCATGTGTGAAACCTGAACTGAATCCAGTGGTAACAATACCTGCAGGAGCAGAACCACCGAAAACATATTCGGATGTATTAAAGAGGAACTTCCTCCAGTAAGATGGAGAACCTAATGAGAACTCAGCATCTTTTGCTTTTGAAAGTGCAAGATTCTTTTCAAGAATTGTTCCTTCATTTCCAGTGATTTTTCCATCACCATCAAGAACAACTACGTGCACTTCATCAAATCTTGAATCTCTTCCTGCAGCATAATCAGAAGTTCCAGGACGCTCTGCAAGAGTATTCCACTTAACAGTTTTTCCTGTTGAAAGTGTAATGTTTTGCTGATCGAACCAGTCCTTTTGAGCAGTTACTGATGTTGTTGCATATGCTACTGCTACTCCAGCAGTGTGAATAGCAACATTACCAGTTGTATTAAATGCATAAACACCAGATGGTTGATAGTCTACGTTTGTTTCGGTGCTAGCACCAGAAACGTGTGAGAGAACTTTTACATATGCATCAGTTCCGTCAACCTCTGTGACGATACCTTTTAAGTGTCCATCGAGAGTTTCAACAGTTCCGTCTGCTTTTGGTAAAGATGCAGAAATTGCTTGGGTAATGCCCATACCAACAGCGATGCTGTTTGCTGCAGTCAAAGTAATGATTTGATCTGCCTTTGAGTCAATAATTCCAACTCTTAATCCGTTACCCCAAGATCCTGGGTTTCTTGCAGCAACTGTTACTCCTGTGATTGTGTTCTCATCGTAACCAAGTTGTTCGTAATGCTCTTCACTCTTGATTCTTACCGATGATGCAGCACCAGAATAAGCGTTTGCTAAGTCTGAATCGTCAGCTCTGACAACTCTAAGTGAACCACCATATGCTAAGAAAGATGAAGCAGTGAGCCAATACTCATAATGCTTATCTGTGCTATATGGTTTTCCGAATTTATCAAGTAAGTCCTGTTCACTCTCAACAATGGTAGGAACTTCTACTGGACCTTGGGCAAAGGGCGCCACAATTGCTCCAATACTAGCAGAGGTTGGATCTACTCTTCCTACTGTAAGGTCTACTTCCCTTACTACAATACCAGGAGATGCTAGGTTTAATGGCATCTTGTTTTTCCTCGCAGTCCAAATTTATCTAAAAATATTTATGGAAAGGGGTATTTTCAGTGGGGAAACTGTGCGTGAACCCTACCAATCAGGATATTCCCATGAAGGAATTATTTTCTTTTTTAACTTCACTCTTTTGACGGTGCATTCTTTGCACTCGTATGAATATGATGATGGCAGTGTTTTTCTATCTTTTCTTGTTAAGTAATAGTCTTCTACCAAATTTTTTACTTTTCCACAGGCACGACATCTTCGATCAAAAAACAATAAATGTTCTAATTCAATCTGATCATCAATGTCCATTATTTTTCTGCGGCGTATAATGCAAAGGTTGATGTTGTAATAACAGTCATCATATTAGCAATATGTTGTTTGGTATCAGAATCACATTTATTAACCATAGGTAGGAAGCATCCAACTATTGTTACTCCGACTATGGATAGTTGAAAAAAGATAACAACTTTTATTAGGTTTATAACTTGATGTTTGGTATCCATTACATGTATTCCCACATATAAGACTTATCACCATATTCATCTGTGTGCCATCTATCACCATCAGAGTCTACAAAACTTCCTTCATCATTTATACCATCAAGAATAAATCCAAATGGTGCCATGTCTTGTTCAATTTGATTCTTCTGTTCCTCATAGATTCTTTTGCGAACATCATTGTCCGTCATTTCTTTAAAATAATCTTGAGCAACTAACCAAGAGAAAATAACTAAGCACATTGCCAAGTCATCGTTACAACCTTCTTCTGCCTCAAATGAATTATGTTTTTGTGCAAAAGTTGTTAGTTCTGAAATGATTTCATAATCCGCAGTGAGAAGTTTATATTCTTCTATAAGAGTTTTTAAATTTGAACATCCCAACTTTTTAACTGCTGCTGTCATTCTGACACCAAGTTGAGATTTTTTGCCACTAAATCCAGAACCAACTATTTGCCCTGCACGTCCTCTCATTGAACACATCAGAACATTATCATATTCCAAATCAAAGTGAATGATATTTGCAACCTGATCTCCAATATCATTAATTTCTATCAATAACCATGCTCCATTATATGATGTTGCAACCTGATGTATGATATTTGGAAACAACATTGGTTTAATCTCATTGTTTCGATATTTTGCAACAGCTTTATATGGGAACTCAGTTATGTCAAAAACAATAAATGCAGAATAATCATTACCAAGTCCTCTAGCAACATCAACTGTCATAAGATAATTTCTATCTTGTACAGGATTTTCATAAACATCTAAACCAGCATTTCTTTGTATCGGATCGTCATATACCAGAGTTTTAAGAATCGCTGGATTAATTAAAGTATTAACGGAACCTAAGAATTCACATTCAAACTCAACCTTGAACTGTTGTTCTGAGGTGTTTGCAATGGTTGTTTCTTTCCACTGCAAATCTCTCCCCGGCACTTCACTCCAATGAACTTCTGTTGGAATATATTCATTCTTCTTTGTTTCTGCATCATGCCACATACGGTAGAAGTGATTCATACCGTGTGGCGTTGAAACTATGATGACTTTTGTGTTTTTGCCAGAAGTAATAGTAGGATAAACAGATGCAAAGAAGGAATCAGCGACGTGATTAGGGACGAACGCGAATTCGTCGAGAAAGAGGATATTGAACGACATGCCTCGGACAGCACTTGCAGATGTAGAAGCTGCCAATATCTTACTGCCATTTTCCAACTCCATTGAACCTTTGTTCCATGACAGAATACCCTGTTGCATCCACTTAGGCAAGTTTTCATAGGCAGTTTGCAATCTTTGTAATAATTCTCTTGCAGTTGCTGCCTTATTTGCCAGGATGCCAATGTTTACACTGTCATTGAATACAGCATAATGCAAAAGGTAAGATACGACTGTAGTAGATTTACCAGTCTGTCTTGGCATCTTACAGATATTGAATCTATTATTATGAAAATTATTAATTAACTTCTCTTGAAAGTGATATGGATGAAACTGTGTTAAACCCTCATCAAGAGAAACAATCTTAATATAATTATTTGCAAAATATACAGGATCTTCTTTACACTTCAAGAATTCAAGGATTTGCTCCTCTGTAAATTCAATCTGTGTATTCGCTTTTTTTAGATTAGGATTACCAAGATAAACTTCACTCATAAA